TAAAAACCGCAGAAACTAATTTTTATGCTAACCAAACTCATGTAAAAGCCGTTGACAACCTTCGACGAAACACGGGCACGACAAAAGAACAATTAACAAGGATGTTTAACCAATTAAAAACTTATTAAATTATGGCAAGTATTATGAAAGCAAACATAGATCTAAATAAAATCCCTAAGGATAAGATCTATAAAGGAAAAAAGGGTAGCTATTTACCAATCGTTATTACAATAAACGATGAACTAGGAAACTATGGCGACAGTGGTCCCATAATTGTAGAACAAACTAAAGACGAGCGTGACGCTAAAGTTGATAAAGTTTATTTAGGTAATGTAAAAATTGTATGGACTAACGGTATAAACGTTGATGCAGCACCTAAAGAAGATGGACAACAGCAATCAGCACCAAGAGCTGCTGTAGTAGAAGACGATGGATTGCCTTTTTAGTGACAGAGCAATGCGAAATGTGTAATGAAGTCATGACTAAGTGTGACTTTGATTATTGCGACATCTGTCCGGACTGCTTAGACGAATCAAATTAAATTAATCTTATTGGGAGTATATAGAAATGTATGCTCCCTTTTTTAACCCATATAAATAATGGTAAGAGAAATCAACGGCTTTGTAATTGACGAGTACAATGTACATAAGCTAGAAGAGAAGACACAAGGTGTATGCCCTATGTGTTCTCATGACCGGAAACCTAAGAATCAAAAAGCTAAATGTGCTTCTTATGACTGGGATAGAGGTATTGGTACGTGTCACAACTGCAATAAGCCTTTTCAACTGCATACCTTTAAACGCAAAGGTAAAGCAGAAAAAGTATACGAAAAACCTAAACCCTTTGTCGATGCTGAAGTATCGTCTAAAGTAGTTGAGTGGTTTGGGTCGAGAGGGATCAGTGCTGAAACACTGAAAGATGTAAGAGTAACTGAAGGCCCAACGTATATGCCTCAGACTCAGAAGAATGAAAATGCTATACATTTCAATTACTTCATGGGCGGTGAATTGACGAACATTAAATACAGAGATGCGCGTAAAAACTTTAAGCTCGTATCTGGCGCTGAAAAAGTGTTCTACAATATAGATGCCACAGTTGGCTTTGAATATTGTATAATAGTTGAAGGCGAGATGGATGTATTAGCCCTGCACGAAGCGGGTATAACAAACGCTATATCAGTACCGAATGGCGCAACCTTAAATAATAATAACCTTGATTATCTTGATAATTGTATTGATTATTTTGAAGACAAAAAGAAGATCATATTAGCTGTTGACACAGACGATGCTGGATTAGCATTACAAACTGAGTTAATACGTAGACTAGGATCTGAAGTGTGCTTCATAACAACATTTGAAGATTGTAAGGATGCTAACGAATATTTACAGAAGTATGGAAAAGAAAGATTATCAGAACGTATTACAGGTGCAAAGCCTGTACCAATGGAGAATGTTACAACGTTTAGGGATATCGAAGACGAAATTACTGAGTTTGTTAGGAATGGCTTTACGCCAGGATTTCAAGTTGGGCTGGAAGACTTTGATAATATCTTTTCAACTTATACCGGTCAATTTATTACTGTCACTGGTATACCTTCTTCCGGTAAGTCTGATTTTGTCGATCAAATGGTTGTGGGGTATAACAAACGCTACAATTGGAAAACAGCGTATGCTTCGCCTGAAAATGTACCGACCTTTTTACACGCGCATAAGTTAATGCGTAAACACTGGGAGGGTATGCCTACCAAAACAGATATTGGAGGAGACAAGTGGAATCAGATAGCGGATCACTGTAATGTAAATTACTTTCACATCGACATGGAAAGATACTCTTTAGAAGCCGTACTTAAGAAGGGTGCAGAGCTTGTTAAGCGCAAAGGTATTAAATGTTTAGTAATAGATCCGTTCAACAAGGTAAGAGATATAGATGCTACTAGTGACGACGTCAACAGATATACTATGGATTACTTAACTAAAATAGAAGTCTTTGCTAAGAAGTACGATGTACTTGTGTTCGTAGTTGCTCACCCCACTAAAATGTATAAGAATCAAAAGACGGGTGAAATTGAAGAGCCTACAATGTATTCTATTAAAGGTGGAGGAGAATGGTACGATGCTAGTTATCACGGGCTATTAGTCCACAGAGACTACGAAGCTAACACTGTTAAAGTAAAAGTACTTAAGTGTAAGTTTCAAAATCTAGGTACTAACGGAGCTGAAACGCATTTCACCTGGGAAAAGAATAGTGGTTGTTATATACCGCTAAACAAACCAGAGGGAGAAAAAATGCCTTGGGAGAATGGCTAAAGCTAAAGTAAGTATGATGGGTAAGCACAACCCAAACGAAGAAGAAGAAGCTGCAAGACGTTGGTGTATTGATAATAATATAAGAATATCACCTTCTGCGGTAGGCGCCGGAACACCTACCAGATGGATATTAGTATTAGATCTCAATGGCAAGATAGTTAACGGTCCTGATCAACTTGCTAAAAACGAAGTGTGGATTAAAATGTACGAGTATTATATGTATTACTATAAAAAATCAAATCAATGAAAACAAAAGAAGTAACATTTAGAGATCCAATTATTGAAAAAGTATGCGATCAACTAGTAAGCAGATCCGATGTAGGATATAAAAAGTATGGTGTAACCTTAGACGAAGATGTGCCGGACTTACAGAAGTGGTTACAACACTTACAAGAAGAACTATTAGACGCAGCTAACTACGTAGAAAAACTAAAAAGTGTATTAAGCAATGATTAATATAGAGAGAGAATACAGAAAACTTATGTACGATATCCTTGCTACAGGCAAAGATAAGTCAGATAGAACAGGTACAGGCACAAAGTCTGTGTTTGGTAGAACTATCCAGCACGATATGAGCGAAGGATTTCCTATGTTAACATCTAAAAAAGTCAGCTTCAATGCTGCAAGAACTGAATTGCTGTGGATATTAAACGGTAGAACAGATCTAAAGTATCTTGAAGACAATGGCGTTAAATACTGGAGGCCTGATTACGAACGCTCAGGTAGAACAGATGAAACGTTAGGTCCAGTATACGGCAAGCAATGGCGCGATTTTAACGGCGTAGATCAACTAGACGAGCTTGTGTATAGCATTAAGCTAGAACCAGATTCAAGACGTCTTATGGTTAGCGCATGGAATCCAGCTGAGCTTGATAATATGGTTTTGCCTCCGTGTCATTACGGTTTTCAAGTCTATATTAATGACGGTGTTATGGATCTTATGTGGCAACAACGATCTGCCGATGTGTTTTTAGGATTACCTTACGATATTGCAATGTACGGATTACTATTAGAAATGTTAGCCAAGGGTGCTGATTTAAAGCCCGGACGTTTAATTGGTCAACTTGGTGATTGCCATTTGTATAACAACCACTTAGACCAAGCTAAAGAATTTTTAGATAGACCAATAAGAGCAACACCCCAGTTAGAATTGACGCAAGGTATATTTCATTCAGATGGGGCATTACATAGTAGTGCTCTTTATATACCCGGAAGTCAAGAAATTAAATTAGTTAATTATAACCCCCTGCCAGCTATAAAAGCTCCCTTGAGCGTTGGCAACTAAAACAATTAAATTATGAGTAAATCAAAAAGATATTATCTATACCACGTTAAAGGTTTAAAAATAGGAGTAACAAGTAACGTGAAGCGAAGAGTTGAAGAAGAGCAAGGATTTGCACCGGGTGAGTACGAAATACTAGCTAGCAGTGCGGACAAAGAAATAATTTCTAATATGGAATTTGATCAGCAAAGAAAGTTTGGTTATTCAACAGATAGAGAAAGCTACGCTCAAGTCACTAGGCCAAAGCAGCCGTATGCTGGTGATAAGCCTAATGTAACAGATCAAACAATTACCTTCCCGTGTCCCATAGTAAAGCTAGACGAGTGGATGCGGTCTAAGTTACCTTTATCTATAACAATACCGAACAAAGGAGTTGCTTTAATAACGTTAGAAAATATAAACGAAGTTATGGATCTTGTTCAAACTTCTCAATGGCGCAAAGAAAGATGTTATATATACAACAATAAATTGTATGCAGCGTGCAAAGAGCAAACTACACAGGGATCAAACGATTTTATGAGTATGACAGTTAATGAGCCGTCTTACGCCTACGACTACCAGCCACCGGCAGTTACAGCAACATGCAACAAGTGTATATTCCCTAAGATACGTGAGTGGGCAAAAGAGCGCGGTATATTTGACAAAGGCGATGCTAAAACACAATACGTAAAGCTGATGGAAGAAGCTGGAGAAGTTGCTAGAGCTATACTAAAGAATGATACGTCTGAGATAAAAGACGGTATTGGTGATATGGTTGTTGTTTTAACCAACTTAGCGCACTTGTCAGGTCTTACTATAGAAGAATGTATTGAGTCCGCTTATGATGTTATAAGCAAGCGCAAGGGTGCAATGGTTAACGGATCTTTTGTTAAGAATGAAACGCTTTAAAAAGTCAAAGAATAAAGGTCCTGTCCGCGCTAAAAAAGCTAGTGCCGACGGGATCCAATTCAGATCAGGACTTGAGAAGCATACCTACTTAGCACTTAAAGCCACCAACCTGTTTGAATTGTACGAAGACGAAGTATTTAAAACCTTAGAAGGTTTCACATTCCCTAATGAATCTATTGAAAAACAATCTAATGGCAAGGGAGAGTTTAAAAACCGAGGGGCTAAAAAAATACTAGGCATTAAATACACACCAGATTTTACTGGTTATGATTACATAATCGAATGCAAAGGAAGAGCTAACGAACAATTTCCTTTACGTTGGAAACTATTTAAAAGATGGTGTGTTAATAATGGAGAAACTAGAACACTATATAAACCTCAGAATCAAGCAGATGTAGCTGAAATGATAAAACTTATATTAGATGGTAGAAAACAAAAATAATAAATACCTAGCTAGAAAAGCTTACGGTGAACGACAAATAGACAAGTGGGTAAAATGGTCCTGGGCAAACACTGGTCAAATATCCTGGAGAGAGTTAGTAAAAAAACAGAATGAGTTTAACATTAAAGTTTATTAAATGAAAGAAAAACCAGCAATTTTTGGAATCAGTGCAGGTTTCTATCCCGGAATACTATTCGGAATGAGAACCTATCCTGGCCCGCAGTCAACACAGTATGTTATATACATACCCTTTTTAGATTTAGCAATAACAAAATTTCACCCAGAAGAGTAAATGAATTTATCAAACAAAATATTATCAGACATTACAGTGTACATGAAGTATGCGAAGTATATACCAGAAACAAAACGCCGCGAAACGTGGGAGCAATTAGTTGGCCGTAATGAGGCCATGCATATAAAGAAATTTCCGGAACTTAAAGAAGAAATAAAAACAGCCTATGAAGATGTGTATAGCAAAAACATATTACCGTCTATGCGAAGTCTGCAGTTTGGCGGAAAACCTATCGAGATATCTCCTAACAGGATTTATAACTGTGCTTACTTACCAATTGAATCCGTAGCTGCTTTTAGCGAAACGATGTTCTTATTGTTAGGTGGAACAGGGGTAGGTTACTCAGTGCAACAGCATCACGTAGACAAATTACCAGCAATTACTGTGCCATTTAAAAAACGTACTAAAAGATTTTTAGTAATGGATTCAATCGAAGGTTGGGCAGATGCAATTAAATTTTGTATGAAGTCTTATCTTGGTAACAAAAGATCTTCTAAAATAGAGTTTGATTACTCAGACATTAGACCTAAAGGAGCAAGACTTGTAACATCAGGAGGTAAAGCACCTGGTCCTCAGCCGCTTAAAGAATGTATCGTAAAGATCATGGGCATAATGGACAGTAAGAAAGACGGTGAATACTTAACAACAGTTGAGGCACACGATATTATATGTCACATTGCTGATTCAGTTTTAGCTGGAGGTATTAGAAGAGCCGCTTTAATCGCGTTGTTTTCGTCTACAGATGATGCGATGATCGGATGTAAGTCAGGAGATTGGTGGGAGAAAAATCCACAAAGAGGTAGAGCTAATAACTCGGCAGTATTAATACGTCAGAAGCTAACCAAAGAATTCTTTTTAGGATTGTGGAAACGCATTGAGCTATCAGGATCAGGAGAACCCGGTTTCTATTTAAGCAAAGACAAAGATTGGGGAACAAACCCATGCTGTGAAATTGCATTGAGACCATACCAATTCTGTAACTTATGTGAAGTTAATGCATCGGAAATTGATAGTCAAGAAGAATTTGATAGAAGAGTTAAGCATGCATCGTTCATAGGAACAATACAAGCCTCATACACGAGCTTTCATTATCTTAGAGGAATTTGGCAAGAGACAACAGAAAAGGATGCTTTAATTGGCGTTTCTATGACAGGTATCGGATCTGGTGCAGTGCTAAAATTAGATATGAAGAAAGCCGCTAAGATCGTTAATAAAGAAAACAACAGGGTTGCAAAGCTAATAGGTATTAATCCTTCCGCTAGAACAACAACTGTTAAACCTGCAGGCACAACCTCTTTAACGTTAGGAACCTCATCAGGTATTCACGCTTGGCACAATGATTACTATGTACGTAGAATCCGTGTAGGTAAGAATGAATCGATGTACAAGTTTCTTATAGAAAACCATCCGGAATTAGTTGAAGACGAATACTTCAGACCTCATGACACAGGAGTTATTAGTATACCACAAAAAGCGCCTGATGGGTCTATTCTTAGAACAGAATCACCAGTTGATTTGTTGGAACGCATAAAAACTGTATCACAAGAATGGGTTGCTCCAGGGCACAGAGACGGTGCTAACCGCCATAACATATCAGCTACCATTAGTATCAGAGATGATGAGTGGGAAATGATTGGCGATTGGATGTGGGATAATAAAGAATTTTACAATGGTTTATCTGTATTGCCTTATAACGGTGGTACTTATGTTCAAGCCCCCTTTGAGGATATAACCAAAGAAAAATACGAAGAGTTAATGGCAACATTACAAAATGTAAATGTAGCCACTATTGAAGAGGACGATGATGAAACTGATTTGTCTGGTGAGTTAGCGTGCGCAGGGGGTGCATGTGAGATCACTTAATTAAATCAAAAAAGCCGACACTTAATTGCGTCGGCTTTTTTATTATAGAATTTTCGAGGTGTGGTTGCCTGTTGTGTAATTCTATTTTGTTCTGTTCTTAAACATCAAGTAATATAAGAACGAGTTCCATTCGTGTTTTAGTTTTGCTATAAATTTTTTCATTTTTTGTTTTTGTTTTTAGTTAATAACCACCACTTATGTGCGGTGTAACCGATACTTACTGCTAGCAATGCAAGTTTAAGAATCATATCTATCTGCGACATTGATATCGCGAGCGTGCCTATGTTTAATAAATAAATTTTCAAATCTGATATAGTCATTTTAGGGGATTTATTTTAAAGAATCTTTTCTTTTTTTATTCTGTAATTCTATTATTTTATTTATTCTGCTTTCTTCTGAACTAAGTTCATTAACTTGCCATCTTTTCAAGTTGTATTCGTACAACATGCTAACTTGCTGAGCCTTGCTTAGCTTTTCTATTTTTTTTCTTTTAGCAGTTTCTTCTTTGCTATACACTTTCGGCTCAGGCTTTCGCGTAGTAGGTACGTCGCTAGCTTTCATTTCTTCCCCTTTGCTTAGTGACTCCATGTCTTTTTCGTATTGCTCTTTATCTTGAAGTCCTATTAACTTATCAACACGTTTGCCTTCGGTGTCTAATTCATTAACTTGCCACCTTTTTAAACCATACTCGTAAAGTTTGTCTACTTGCTCTTTTTTTGTCATGTCCGTTAAAAGAAGCCTTCTTCTTTCCGTTTTGTCAAGCTTACTAAATTCTTCCTTTTCAGTTTTTCTTTCTTTTTCGCCCTCAAGTTTCTTAAACCTTTCTTTTTCCGCTTCTTTAGTTGCAGCCTTAGTTGCTTCAGATTCCAGTTGCCATTTAGGCCAACCCATTATTATTAATGGCTTCATCCAAGCTTCTGTGTCTGCGCTAGCAACATCAACAGCGTCTATTGCCATTCCTACTGCCCTGTCGACCGGCAAAGATGTAACACCTGCAATTGCACTAGACGCGGCAGTTACATACGGATGCTTGAGTGACATTTTGTCAAACTCAATTTCCTTCTGTCCCCATTCTATTGCGCTTCCTGCTTTACCAAGCTTAGTTAGCTTACTAGACAACGGAGGAGACATCTTTAACAATTCCTCATAAATAGTCATCTTATAGTCTTTGTTCCTTTTCTTGTCGCTTCTTTGATAAATTTTTATTCCTAAGTTCTTTAATACCGAAAATATTACTCCGGCTACACCAATACCTCTAAGAATACCATCAGCCATAGAATTAGCAACACTAAGCAATTTTTTGTCGTTGCTAGCTTCTTGCAGCTCCGTCATTTCTTCGTCGGATTCATCGTCGTCTCCGAACATAGCAGCGAACATTGCTTGCTGTAGGTAGTTGAAGACTGCATTTTGTATAACTCCGTAGTAAACTAATCTAGATATGTGAGTAGCAGGTTTTCCTCTGCCATTATAAAGATCCTGGGCAGACCTTTTCATTATCCTAGCGTACTGAGAAGGAGTGTTAGCAAAAGCCAGTATGATTCGCCCTATGGGCTCTGCTTGCTGCTTAGAAGTCTTGCTTGGATCGCTCGACTGCTGAGATACTTCGGCAGTAGCTATAAAATCTTCCATTGCTTTCTTTTCCGCAGCAACTGGATCCATTCCGTCTTTAATTAAGGAATTAACTCTGTTTCTGTAAAAAGAAGCACCACCTGTTGCAATAGCCGCACTATCCGCCATTTTTGTTGGCAAGAATCCTGCTTTTAAAATCTTAGCTAATACACCTTGAAACCCGCCTTCTTTAGCCGTGGTTGCAATATCCGCTTCATTTACGTTAATTCTTAATCCATCTCGCCTGTCTACCAAGTAGTCAGAGTTCATTAAGTATATCCAATCCTTCCAATACTGTGGCTGGTTAGCAAATGCCCTACTTGCCTGATAAAGATTGTTCCCTTCAAAGTTTATGAAGTTAGTGAAAGATATAAGCTGTAATACAGCAGATCTTCTGTTAAGAAACATTATGTTACCAACAGCTCCGTTTAACCATCTAACAAACGTATCTGTAACTGTGTTAGGTGTAGGTACGGTATTTCTACCCGATTTCATTCTTCTTAAAGCATCTTTGACAGCTACCACGTAATTCTCACCGTAGGCAGCCTCTAGTTTGCTCATGTTCTTACTAGAAAATATAACATCAACATTTTGTTGCCATAATTCTAACAGCCCTTTTCTTCCTTCAGTGTTAAGATCGTTAAGTAAATCCGATGTTATAGTACCAGCCGGCCAGTTTTTATTGGGAGTAGCTGATTTTTTACCTTTATTAAGAGCCAGTAGTTGATCGCCAAAAGCTTTTAAATTCGGGTTAGCATTAACGTAATTTACTAGTATTGGCAAATCAACATTGGATAAGCCTTCAACCTCTATTCCTTGAGCGTCCCATACGTATACTCTAATAGCCATCTCTTTGCTAAACAAACTTTCCTTCATTTTGCCATTCTCGTCCTCGTACTCAAAAGTCTTTTTAAGTTCTTTAGGTACAATACCAAGTTGTTTCTTTACAGCTTTGTAGTCTTTAGCCATAGCGATTCTACCTTTTCGCAATCCATTTATAGCTCTCGCATACGGTTGCAATAAGTGTTCCGTATAAAACGCTAAAGCTGCTTCCCCTTGTTTTCCTTTAGGCAATGTAGTATACAATAACCCTAAGAAATCTTCAGCTGATGGCGGTATAAAGAATTTCATTCTAAATTTCTTAACCTTGCCTTTAAGCGCCGCTTTAACCGACTTGTATTCTTTAAAGTCTTCTATACCGGATTCCTGCTCTATTATCTTATTAAATTCCTGATCTAAAGTTTTACTGTATCTTATACGGCTTTGTTGTGTCTTGCTTTTTACATCGAGGGTATTAATAACATCTTTAACGGCTTTTGGCTGAGCATCTAAATTAGTTGACTGCCCAGGCAAAGCCTCACCTTTTGTAGACAACTCATTTGTTAAAAAGTTAATTTCTCCTTCAAGTTTTTTAGAATACTTAACCGTATAATTTTTGCCAAAGACTTTACCTGAATCGGTATTCATCATGATAGACGGCCCATTAATTTTGCCCTTAGTATCTCTAGGTACTTTTAAAGCTAAATCTTTTGTACCATGATCCATGCGATCAAACCATTCTTGTTTGCTACCTCCAAGGTTTTTAAGAGCCAGTAATTTACCGTCTTTAAATGCTATTTCAAAACCGCCATCATTAATCTCTACAGCTCCAGTGTCTTCATTAACCATTTCGGTAAAGACGGGCTTACCGTAATTCTCCCACATGTTAAAAGATGCCTTTGTTAATTTAACCGGGCCAGTAGCGTATATTTCCGGGTTTTTAACAGTCCCTCCTTTAGCGGGTCCGTTATCAAACTCCTTTTGAGTCATGTTTGGGTCTTTAGTTTTGTAGTAAGAAACGTATTTTTGAACCCTGTTTACTTCAGGATCATTGTTGCGCTCCATTTGTACATAAAAATTATCCTGGCTAGTATCATAGCTTCCCTCTCTTATAGTGTATCCTTCGGCTTTGGCTTGATCTAATTCTTTGTTAAAGTCTTGTTCATTTTCCCTGTCTATTACCCATTGATCGTTAGGATCTGTGCTGTCGTATTCTGCTTTTCCCGCAACCCATCCTGGCTTTAAATTGCCAATAAAATCAAACATAACGTCCTCCACTCGGTTGCCTAGGTTATCAAATGTTATATAGTTTTCCACAACCCCCGCATTCACTATAGCTTCGTACGTAACCTTAACTGTAGTTCCAATAGGAATACCTGGGGGGGTTTCTTTTCGCGCTTTTTGTTCTGCCGGGGTGTATTCGGTTTTTTGTACCGTTACGCACCAAGGGTTGGCTTTTTCGCCCCAATGAGTATCTAACATTCTTCTAACAGCCTGCTGACCTCCACGCTGAGTTGTTATTTGAAATGTTTCTACACCTTCTGGTAAAGATTTTTTATTAAAAAATTGTTTTTCTTTATTAGGGTCTAATCGCTCAGCCTTAACTTCTCCTGCAAATTTATCTATAATGTCGCGAGGATTGCTAAAGTCCATTACGTTTAGCTTTTTTAGCTCGGCTATTCTTATAGCTTCACCTACAATTTCAGCGTCAACAGGAAAATTGGTAGGGCTCTTCGCTACAAAGTTTAAAGCAGCCTTTTTGTATTTAGCTTGATTTTTTTCTGGTATATCTAAACTCTTAACCCAGTCGAATACCTCGTCTATTTGCTGTTCTGCTGAGAACACTTTGTTACCTTCTATTACATCGCCGCCTCGTAGCTTATCAAGTATTGTGCTGTATTCTGCACGTATTTTTTTAGAGTACTTAGCAGCTTTAGCTAGTTCAACCTTACTTTGCACATCGTCTAATCTAGAAAGGGCATCGCCTACCGCAGCCACATTACCTACGTGATCGTCTGCGAAGTAAAAGTCATTGTAACCTTCTGCAAATTTGCTTACAACCCAGTTAGCTTTTGCCTGTGGGTCTGAGCTTGCAAGTCCGGTAATATTAGATAGAGGAATGTCAAGACCGATTCCCTTGAGAAATTCGTGTATAGCATTAGCGCTATTAGCCGGGCGAGCGGTTAATATGTAAACATCTTGGTTACCAAACTTCTTGTTTCTATCTACAGCCTTATTAAAGAATGGGCCTTTAGCACCGCTCATCACTTTGCTAAATTCACTAAAATCAAATTCAGCACCGTTAGCTAAAAATGTATCGCCTTCTTTTGCGAATCTTGATGCATCTAATTTGCCTTTAGTTCCATCAGGCATTGTGTATAACACGTTGCTTTTGGTTGTTGCCAATGTATCGTCAAAATCCCAAACGCTAATGCCTCTGGTCGGCCTGTCAAGGCTATTACCTAGGTCTATAGCTTTATCAAATGCCTCAGCTTGCTGTAAAGACTGCTCTAAAGTTTGCCCTTCTACTCGCAAGTTCTTAGGCAAGTTTTCACTATTAAGTTTAGCGGATTGCTTATGTTTTGCACCGTAATTTACATCAATCGCTACTTTTCCCTTATAATTATCTATTAAATCATTATACCTGCCTTCCTCTAAGCTTCCTTCTTTCTTTAGCTGTTTGTCAATAGTCTTAGATATATTATTTATAGTAGTTTTATCTAAATATGCATCTAAAGTAGCTTTGTTTCTATTTTTGATATAGCTAGCTAACTTTAAATTAACATAGCTCATGCTAGGATTATGGTCTAATGTCGTAACATCATCTGCATTTATTTTAAAGGTTCTTCCCATGGAGGCCAATTGCCTTGCTATCCCGCTCGGGCTAACGTTCATTAATGCCAACGCACTATATGCTCCCTTTATATCTCCTGCGTCAAGAAAAGCGTCAATAATTTCGTAAAATTCTTTTCTTGCTATTTTACTATTTTTATTTACGTTAACTGCCGCTGCGTTATTATCCGCAGAATTTTTGCTATTAAGCCCTTTTTTTACTTGATCGGAGTTCACCGTAAGCCCTAAAGGCTTTGAAACGGCTCCTTTTTTTGTTTTTTCAGTAAAGTTTATGGTGTGTCCCCCTATTGATTTAGCTAGTGTAAATCCTAGCTTATTCATTTGATCAGTAGATAATCCGCTTGCTTTGCTAATTTCTTCAAAAACACGGGTATTGTTTGTTGCCTTCAAAAACGGAAACCCAGCGCTATAATCCAAGTCTCTTCCTGCTCGGTTCCATCTATTAATATAATCCTTAATAACCTGTATTTTAGTTTCTTTTGAAACCCCTGGCTTTTTAAGCGCTTCTACTTTGCTCCACTCAAAATTAATAGCTTCGTCTTTAACAGTGTACAAAAAGGCTTGCCCAAAAGCAAATTGCATATCTTTCATAACCTCTATTTCTGCCTTGATCTTGCTATAACCTTCGGAGTCGTGTGCCTCATATAATTGGCGAAACAGTTTTTTATACACTCTTCCTGGCCTAGTACCAAATGCCTCAGTTGCGTACTTTTGAACAATATTAGAAGCCTCTAATCCGGTCAGTTTACGCTTAAGGCGAATCTGCTCATCTACCATAAACTCGTATGGTAAATTCAATTTTTCTGGGGTCAGTGCTTTAGTTTTAAAGTTTTCACCTCTGAAAATTTCAATATCAACGGGGCCGTTCATAGCGGTGTACATAGGGTCAATAACGGAGGAGTACATGTTAGGATTTTTACCCGCCGCAAGATCTTCCTTTGTCATTGGGTCCAAAGCTGTTTCAGTCCTACTAAGCTCATTGGTGGTCATTCTACCGAACAAATTAATAATTCCTAGCATAGTCTGGCCTTCTCTATCTCTACCAGTGACCGACATTTTTTTAGTTATGTTACCCTCTGGATCTACACCTGCTCCAATTGCTTCAAGAACGTCCTCTATTGTAAGATTTTCTTTTTGCGAGCGAGCTTCGTTACCAACACCTTTGGTTTCTCTTCCTTCTCTTTGATAAGCTAATGCCATCAAGTTTTTAGGTAATCCAGTTGATTTTCCAGAATACCTACCTTTTCTGCCGCTTTCGTACTTGTATTGCGGTGCACTGGATAATGGCAAGAACTTAAGAAAGCCTTCCACCATAGTTTCGTTTAATTCTCTTTTGAAACTAAACGACTTGTCTTCAGCTCTTTTTTCACTTAGCTTGCTTTGGAACTCAGGCACGTCCTCTAAAGCAACGCGCTCCTCTCTTATGATCCCGTTTTCTTTTATAGTATAAACAGCTTGCTCTTTAGTAAAAGCCTCTATAGCGTTCCTAAAATCAGTATCGTTAAGGTTACCCGATCTAGCGGTTAAAGTCCCTTCTCTAACGCCAAACATTTCTGCTAAAATATCATTTATAAGGTTAGGCACTCCTTTAAAGCTTTCAAACTTAGTTACTCCTTCGTTTTCATCCCAAAACTCCTGTACCTTCTTTTTGGTAAGGTTATACCTTTCACTGCTCGTTAAAAGCGAAGATACTTTTCTTTTTTCACGGAATGCAACGTAATCATTACTATTTTCGTCAAAGTTATCGGAAGACGTACCTTCCGCAGCTATATTAGTTAAAGCGTCAGCTCCTCTAGAAATACCTGAAGCCTTGCTTACAACTCCCTCGCGTTCCGCTTTGTCTCTCATACGGAAATAACCTCTTTGGAATATGATATCCTCGATATCATTAAAAACTGTTTCTCCTTCTCTATTAACAGTTACGGGCTTAAATTCATTAAGAGTATAGTTTGTTATCTCTGCTCTTACCGAGGCTTTAAAATCATCTTTACTTACTGCTTTCTTCGCGTTTTCAGATATTCTATCGTAAAATACTCTAGTAAGTAAGTTTGTTGCTTTGCTTATAGGCACAGCTAGTTCTTTAATCAACTCTGCTTCAAGTTTAGTTATTTCATCTTCTTTTCGTATGGTTAACGGTTTAGCCTTAAGCGCTATTATTCTTTTTTCTCTATCGGATCTGCTTTCAACTTTGTCGTCGATTGCATTGATAGCCGCTATTGCTTCCTCGTTTAATTTTCTTTCTGCCGCTCTTTGCGCTCTATTAGCTTCTCTTACCTTAGCTATCTTAGGCTCAAGCTCTTTTTTTACTTCCTTATCTAAGGAGTACTTTCTTTTGCTCTTGTCGGCTTTGGGCCGTACTATCTTTTCTTTTTTTACGGGTTCAACAGCTGGACTTGTGGTAGTGCTTTCCGTAACAGGCACTACTCCAGCATCTAAAGCAGCCTCTGCTAAATCGTATTCTTTTTGAGCATCTTCTACAGCCTTCTTTAATGAAGGATCATACTGATCTAGGTTGTACAGATCTTCGGCATCGTCTAAAGCCTCTTCCGCTTTGTCAAATCTTTCTTGTAATCTTGACGATGATTTATTTGTTTTAGGCGCCTTCGTTCCTTCGTCTTTTATAAGTTTACCTTTTATTCCAGCCGCTCCTTTTTGAATCTTCTTACTAGCTTTACCCTTCTTTATTGATCGGTTGTATTCTTTTACGAAATCAAATACGCTTTTACCATCATCTAAAGTAATATCTTTGTTTACGCTTAAAAGCCTTTTAACTCCGTCTATTAATTTGCCGATGTTCCCCTGATTGGATTTTACTTTCCCGTCAAGCATAGCCTCACTAAGCATAGTGATTAGCTCTTCGTTATAGTTGTTTGAGTTTTCTCCAAAATCTCTGGCAGCTTGTGCTCTCCTAGCCTCAAACTCGCCGTTAGAATCCATTCCTAAACTTTTGTAATACTCGTTTAAAGATTTACCAACTGCAGCAGTGTTTCCAGAGTCGTCCTTTAATGTATTCTTTAAATACCTATGTAATAACTCGTGAGCTGCTGTATTTATTCTACCATCTTTTATAGCCGCTGCTTTGTTTACCAGTATAACATCACTACCGTCTTTCATTGCAATTATAACCCCGTATGCAGTCTTATCTATATCGGTATCCTCAGCTCCATTAACTTTAAGCTCGTCTATGCGGTCGTCAATTTCTTGTTGAGTATCGTAAGCCTCCAGCTCAGAGCCAAGATCTAAAGCTTTGTTTATTTTTTTAGCTGTTTCAACATCCTTGGCAGCTGCTTCTTTTACAAACTTAGCAGCTTTACCGGTTTTGTTGGCAGCCTTTATTTTCTCGTCTAAAACTTTTATGGCAGCATCATTATCTCCTCTAAAGGCTGGGTCTAGATTTTTGTTCTTCTCCACTAACTCCTGTTTCTCAATCAGCAGTTGCAGTTCTGCGCCAGACACATTAGCAGGAGAATTCTTTAATGCGGTAGTCATTTTTTTAGCAAAACTTATAGCCTCCTCTATTTTAGCTATATCTTCTGCTTTTATTCCGCTACCAGGCTTTTTCTGCTCTTTTAGCATAGCCTTTCTCTGTTCGTACAAAGTGCCTAAAGCAATATTCATTTGCCACTCAGCTACGTTTATAAAATTGTCGTAAGTGTTGATTGCTGTCTGAGTTGCTCCTACCCCGCTTAAAGGACCACTTATTAACATGGTACTTAAGAGTATCTTTTTATTTTCAACCCACCATTGATCTCCTAAAAATTCACTGTTAGCGATAGCAAATGCGCCGTTCAGTGCTCTTTCTCCAATGCTTTCAGTTAATTCCTCCAGGTACTCCATGCTTACGCCTCCTAGTAACTTTGCTCCACCCCCAAATACTGCTTTCTTTATGGCTGCCCATTGAAGATTTCCAGGCAACTTACTTATAGATGTAAGTATTGATTGGCTAGGTGTTATCATTTTGATGTCGGGGTAGATCATTTGGATAGCCGCAGTCATTAAAGACTGTTGCGCAGAATATATTGTGGCCGTGTTTTTATCCATTCCAGCATCCAAAGCATTAGCGTAGTTGCTCATGGTAACAGCTTCTATTGTTGCTTTTGCCGTAATAAATTCTATGTTATCTTTTGATAATATTTTTTTAAATTTATTAGTCCTGCTGGTTACATCGCCTATTGCCTTATAGTAATTATCTACTTGACCTTGTTTTGCTTTCCTCATTAACTGCAACGTAAACCCAATTCCGTCTCCAACTAAAGCCAGTACTTCTGTTCCCTCTTGTTCAAAAAGACCTTTACCATTTTCAAATACGGTACTAGCCTCCACACCTAATTGGTCGTAGGCTATATTGTTTTTTACAGTATCAAAAAAAGCATCGTATACGTTGTATTTTTCTGTATCCCCCTCCATTAGCCCTAGACCAAAAGAACCAAATTTAGTCAATAGAAAAGTAGGCAATCCAATCTCGCCCTCCAGAGCTAACTGGAAGGTGCTTTGTAAAAAAGAGTTCAAGCCTTTGGCAGCTCCCCCTAGTTCAGCGCTACTTTCTTTTTTAAACTGGTCTATGATATCGCTTTTCTTAAAAGCATTGCCTATTGTGTTAGCGGCTAAATCTATTTTATACGCTCCAGCTAATGTAATTTGATCTGATTTTAGCTTTTCAAATTGCGTTTCTGCCTCTGTTTGCCTTTTATCAAATCCAGCTACTATGCTGTTTATTTGTTTTCCTAATATATTTATCTGATCAATTTCCGCTTGATTTAACTCTTTGTTTGTTTTTGTGCCTTTTATTTTTTTAATTTGAGCGTTTAGCTCGGCTACTTGCTGGGTAGCGCCGTTTAAATCCTTAACAAGATCTTCGTTTAGGTTAGCTGCTTGATATTCGTTATCTTTAGACGTTTTTTTGTATGCGTTTACACGAGCCTCTTTTAATAGGTTTTCTTTTACTTCTAAAGATGCTGTGTCAGAAAGCAGCCTACCTCTTAACACCTTGTCTTTGGACACTATATCTGCTACCTCACTATAAACTGCTTGGTCGTATTTCAGCACTTGGCTAGGCATGGAATCAGCTGCTCCAAAAGTTTCCGGAAAAGCTCTGCTCAATCCAAGGCTTTCGTTTACCAGCCTACTAGCTGAGGCTAGCATTGGAAAGTTTTTAAATATAGGACCAGTTTCTGTTGCTGCACTGTAGCCGTTTGTGTCCTCTACCGCTTTCTGCATAGCAGTGTATACTTCTTTTTGCTCCGGACTAAGACTTGCTTCCGCTACTTCTTTGTCGCTGCCAATGGGCATCTGCCTAATTGCAAACAGGCGTTCTGTTTCAGACTCTTGCAGCTGCGCTTGTAGTTGGGCCTCTCTTTTAGCTAACTCTTTATAATCCGGGCTTGCTGAAAAAGTATTACTTAAGGCGCTCTGTACTTCCCTTAGTTCCTCTTCTATCCCGTTTCTTTCTATAGGATCGGATACCCATGGATTGAAGGTTGTACCAGCGTCCTTTTCTTCTTCAGGAACAGCTTCGTTAAGAGCTTTATACTCTTCTTCTGTAACTTCTTTGCCATTAAATGTAAACGGCACTTCTCCTCCTAAATCAATTTCTTGATCATCAACTGGCGGAAATCCTTGAAATTCCAAAGAACCATCTTCCTGCGGTAATTCCGTATCTTGTTGTGCTTCCCTTGCGTCCTCCGCATTCGCACTTTGAGGAGGGCTTTGAAAATCCCCTGCTTCTGGAGCTTCCTTTGGGCCAACGTCTTTAGTTTCTATCTCTAACCTTTCGATAGTGAAGTTGTTTGCTTCCGCTTCCGCTAAGCCTTTTTGCCTGGCGCTAATGCTATCAAAAGTAACTTCTTTTCCATTTATACGATATCTAAACATACTTGTGTTTTTTTTATTTATTATATTTAATTTGCAGCTCTTAATTCACGTAACTTTTTAGACAACGCAGCCGCTAAAGGATCAATCTGAGATGTTAAAAGACCCGTTTTATTTCTAAGGAAGTTTTCCGCTTCCCCTTCATTGGTGAGATCAAATTTCAAAGCAGAGTCTCCTCTACCTTCTCCGTCTCCTCCTTTTCCCGCTCTAGTTACGGTAACCAAAAAGTTATCGTCCATTGTAATTCCAAGAGCCTTAAAGTCATCACTAGATCCGGCAGCAATTGAAGCTCCTGGCCCTAAGCTAGCAAAATCGTAAATAAGATTTCTTGCGGCTTCTCGGGAGGCGGTGCGGTCTACCCCAAGCGTGGCATTTAGTGCTACTATTTTGTCAATACCTGTGTTATATTTTTCATACGTTTTGAGTAATTCTGCATCCAACTTAGACGCTTTGTCACTTGACGGAACTTTTGCTCCTTGAGTTTCTCTAAAGTAATTTCCATCTTCTTCTCTTACATTATACGTTTTAAGCATAATGTTTTTTACGGAGTCATTTATAGTCTGGGTTTTTCCTTTCGCATCGAGTTTTTCGTACTCTTCTGGGGAAATGTTTAAGTCAAGAAGATATGAGCTTCTATCATGGGGCGTTTGAAATGAGCCAATATTAGAAACAGTGTATTGCTGCTGCGAACTGACCTGAGCATTAAATAGCTGTGTGTTTAATTGGGATTCATTTATGTAGTAGCCTCCGTCATTTACTCTTCTGGTAGGCTTGTTCTGCATTACGGGCTCTTGTGGTATCTCTCCACTTGCATTAGCGGTAGCTCCCGGCACATCTCTTGTTTCTAGCATTCCAGGATTAGTTACCTCTTTTCCTCCCTGCTGTACCAAAATCATAGAGTTTTTACTATTCTTTTGAATAGACGTAACCATGTTTTGATCCTTCAATGACCATAAAGGTCCCATGTTTCTTACTTCTTGGTGGCTAAACGCTGTTTCTTTTCTTTTTTCCCCTTCAACTTCAGGGTGTAAAATAACTAATTTATCTCGCTTTTCATCGTTTTTAGTGGATGGCTCAAGCCTATAGCCGTAACCGTTAGCAGCCGTCATACCGTTGTTTATAAGAATTGCATTTTCGCCGTTATCACCATTTATAGAAGGATACAAGACATTACCATTAAGCGTAGCGGCACCCAATTGTTGGTGTTTAAGCGCTTGCTGTTGCATTGACCCGGTATTTATTATGAGCATGTTGTAATCATTAACTCTACCCATGACCCCAACCATTTTTTCAGTATTTTCTCTGGTAGGATTTTGCCTGTGTTGATTGGTATATCCGTCTTTTTCTAAAGCTAATTCAGCAAAGTACTCTTTAGCTCCTGCGTCTACGTTTTGAGCGTATTTTTCTATATTAGCGGCTTGCTGCTGTAGGTTTTTATTGGCTTTTTCTGCATCCAATATTATTGCATTGTTGCGCTCCTCGTTTTCTTTTTTATCCTCGGCTAGCTGTTTTTCTTTTCTTTCCCTAGCAAGCTGATTTTGTTTTTCCATTCCTATTATGCCCCCAGCTATGTTTTGTGCACCTTGTGCTATTGCCTGGCCTAGAACAGATCCTGAATCGTCTTTTACTATTGTTGGATTTCTATAACTCATATTTTATATTTTTATTAAAAAGGCAACCCCGTTGCTGGGTTTATTGCTCCGGCGTAAGGGTTTAAAGACCCGCCTTCTGCAAATGCTCCTGAACTCATTAGCCCGCCTATTGAGGATGTTACCCCGCTGATCATGCCAGCCTGCGCTTGCGCCCCCGCCATATTTGCACTAGCTATATCCTGCCTGGCTTGAGATTGCTGCCCAGACATTCTGTCTAAAGAGGCCATATCTCTATTTTCTTGGGCGTTAAACATAAAGGCGGCTCCTTGAGCCTGTGCGTTTTGCACCCTAGCTTCTTCACTCATTTCCATTTGCGTAAGCTGCATTTCTTTGGCTTGCAGGGCTTGTTCTCCTTGAGCCCTTAGCTTTTCGTTAGCGACTTCTTGCTGCTCTATGTTAGCGGCAACTTCTTTCTTACTTTGCTTAGCTGCTTGAGCTAATGCTGTGGCACCTCCGGCGCTCGCACCCGTTGCTTGTAATGTATCTAATGTATTTGCTAATGCTATATCTGTTTGCTCCATTTGGATCTCCGCAGCGCTTGTAGCTACCCCTAGGTTTGCAAACGGATTACTAAGATCAGCCCGCATTTCGTCTACTAAACCAGACAAAGATGTTACATCTGAATAAGGGTTAGTCACAGCTTGCCTGTTGGCTTCAAATGCCGCTATTTGTCTATCTAGCCTTGCTTTTTCTGCTTTAGCCGCATTGGCCTGATCTCTTGCGTTTTTTCCACTAATAAGTCCTCCAGCTATGCTACCTAATACTCCGATTCCCGCGGCTACTAATATTCCTGACATAATTTTTCTTTTTTATTATATTCCTCAAGTGTCATTGAGAAAAAGTTATTTTCTACTTCTTGCATATCCTTGGTGTCTGTAGGATTAGCTATTACATTAATCCACACGCAATCCTCGATGCACCTAATAAGTCTTTTTGTTCCTTTAACAGAATAGGACCAACAAGGGGCTATATGTTCTACTGTTTCATTATCCGCTTCTACTATTACCTTTCCTGAAAGTAAAAACCAAAAATGATTTGTATGATGTATCGCGCTTATAACGATTGTATCAGCCTTCATTTTCATCTGGCGCATATACAGGCCATCTGTAAAGTTGTTTGTTATAGGAAACTCCTCATTGTTCACTAGGGATTTTCCGTCTCCATACACGCCTTCTGTGTCATTGTTTTCTATGAAAACATTTTGCAAACTTTCTAGACTTTTTATAAAGCTAGTTGATAATTCTGTATTCATTTAATTTAATTAAGATGATTGCACAAATCCTGTACTTACTGCAAACAATTCTTTTTTACCGACGTTGCTGTTATTTATTGACATTGTTACTTCTCCGAAGAATCCTTTTACACCTGATGATGAGCTACCCCATACAACTTCTCCGTTTTGCGAGGGTGTACCATTAACTAGATTGGCGTAGTATTTATCTTCTTTTAACTTAAACCTGTTTATTAATAACGAGTTTTGCATTTGTTCCAATGTAGTAACAAAAACCGCGCTTGTTATAGGTAACGTTAAATCCGTGTTAGTTTTAAAGCTATCCATTCTCCACCCGGAGTCTCCTTCGTAATTTATTGTTTGGAAGTTTTTAACCATTGAAGGCGCCCCATTGAATACGAAGGTTACATTGGAATTATTTTGATTTCCGTAAAACACTCCTCTAGCTTGTGTGTTTGGGGCTAAAGTATAATGCTTATACAATTTACCATTATAAGCTGTAAAGTAATTGTTATTTAAACTAATTATTTGATTTGGTTCATAATCAAAAAAGCTTACCCACCCTTTCGACGTTTCGTCAAACGCTAATGTTTCGTTTGGCGCGGGGCTTTCTTGTGGGATTGAAACTACATATTGCTTGTTATGAGCATCCCATCCACCTATTATGTTTTCTTCAGCGGTAGATAGTTTATCTCTAAAATAGTCGGTCATGCCATAATCAGATATAACGGTTATCCCATCCATTGATAATCTGCAAACAACGTTTTGATCTCTGTCTGTAAAGTATTTTCTGTAACCATTTACAGCAAATGATTCAGGATCCGAACTTATACCGTACTCTCCGGCGTAAGCTACATTTTGTCCTATAACTAAATTACGGCTAGTAACACTAGCGTTTCCTTCCGCTGAGTATATTGCGTCTTTATCTATTAAAGACTTACTTACCTTACTTTCTTGAAATATGACTAAGTTAGTGTCTTCAGCATATAATTTTTGTATTGAACCATTAGCTGGATCTATTGTTCTTGTTATGTCTTCCCCTACTGAAAACTGATTAGTTTGGTTAACCCCTGTTCTTGAGTTAAATATACCCGAGTGTATAAGCGAACTAAGCCTATGCGACTGAGCAGGCTCATCCTCTACTAAGTAGGCTTTTACTCCGTAATCAACAGAAGTGTTATTATATCCAGCTCTTATTCGTGATTCTTCAATAAGCCAATCATCATCAGCGTCTGAAACACTGCTAGGGTATCCCTGTGGTATATTATCAAAATTAATAATTTTGCCTATATTAGCTTGCTGAGGTAATACCGGAGTTGAAGGAGGATCGTCTGCTAAAATAAAGTTCTGATCATTAACGCGTTCTACTATATGAGTTCTATACGTGACCAAAGTGCCCATAATAGACCATTTGATTGTAACTTCCTGACCCACATTCATTTGCGTTTCAGTCTGGGAGGTATTCATATTAAGGTTTCTTGTAGCCGCGTTGAATGAATTTGCTTGAGAAACTCTTCCCGGCTTAACATCTGTAATCTTCTTGATCTTTTTTAACCAAAAGGTATTAAAGTATTTTAACTCTATTAGTGCAGCCATTAATTTTAATTTTTAGATATTCTAATTGTGCCCATGCCAAAAATTGCATTAGTGCCCTGAAAAGTTCTTTTCGCTGCAACTCCACTAGAAATATTGGTGTTTAATATTTTTTTACCATTGACGGAGCTAAATCCAGCTACAAATTGTAGGTTTTCGTCATCAGCATCATCTCCCTCTCCAGCATAGTTAGTATAAGGAAGATTCGTCCACGACGCAAGAGGTGTTGATAAATTGCGATCTATTTTTAAATTGAGATACTCTTCCCCGGGCAATGAAGGGATAAAGGCTACATAGTTGGTTTGTCCCGTGTACAACTCATTAAGATAATCTCCATAAGGGCTTCTTCCCCATATTTCTATGCCTGCATTCACGTACAATTCTGAGTCGGCGTTTCCGGCCGATCTAGTATACCTAAATAATTGGCCTGCTCCTCCATTTGCAGTTACGGCATTTACTCCTTGCCATGGCGCACATCTAGGGTAATTAATGTCATCTGCAATAACCCAGGATCTTACTATATCGTTAGTTAAACCTTTATATTGAACTTGATCTTGAACTGTTATTGCATACTCAATTCCATAATTCGACTCTGCAGTAAACTCCGGTGTAAACAATTCGTCAAAATTAAATGCCCTTACCGTTTGCACCCATACAGGATCTGGTCCTCTATCGCTTATTACTCGGGATACGCTATCAAATTCCTCGCTAAAACTATTTCGAAAATTACCTATAACAAAGTTATTACTAGTAGGATCGTTACCTACTTGGTCATTAAATAGTGAAGAAGGAAATCGTCCGGAAGGAGCAGCTAATTGATTTGAAAGACTATACCCTGATTCCAAATGCCCCACTTGGTTCATTTCTGCTGTTCGAGGTAATGGTATCCATTGAGGATTTTCATTATCTGCGGTTGGTTGCCTGTAATAAAACTGTGCCCATGGCATTTTAAAGACACTTACGCTATCAACTCCTACATCGTTGTAAGGACAGTATGTATTTACAGTGAATGAAATCATACCGCTTTTGTGGTCGCTACTACCTATTCTATAATAATAAGCATTACTACTTCCGGCCTTATCTCCCATTCCTTTTCCTGGAAAAAATGCCTCATCATCAGCATTGCTACCCGGATTTAAGTTTCTATCGCTTATGTAATACGTGCATCCAACGGAGTGGTTATTTTCGTATTGTCCAAAAACACCGTCTGCTCTTACCGTAGGCGCTTCTGTTATTGCTGCAGGCGTTAAGACGCAATCATTCATAGGCGATTTAGCCCCATCATTCACCATAGATGGATCTAATCTTATGTATATAAACTGGGTAACCGCTAAAGGTTCATACCCTTCCGTATCTCCGGTAGGCGCGGATGAATCCCCGTTTGCATCCGTTAACGTAACTTTTATTCTGTATATTCCAAGAGGATTTCCTGTAAAATTATCCGGGCCACCTAAGTTAGCTCTTTGTGTTAACTCCCCCGTTACTGGATTCATTTCCCAGTTGTCTGGAATGGGTGTAGAATTGGTATGCTCTGCAAAAGAAAACGCTAATTGGCTTTTCTTTGTTAGGCCTGTTGATCCCGCTGTTGCAGCTACGCTACTTCCGTTGAAAAAGTTTGTTGCTTCCCATGTAGCTTTGCTTATCAGTACCCTTGTAGTAGGCGTGCTAACTATATCGGCTACTTGAGCAAATTCAGGCTGTAAATTTAATAAAGCGCCAAATCCTCCAGAAGTTCCAGCTAATGGTATAGTGCTGGTAATACCTGTATTGTTATCGGTAGTGCACTCTATTACGAAGGAGTATACGTCTTTAATGTCACTGCCTTGTGCATAGACAAGACCACTTCCGATATAATTTATTCTAAATTTTCCTTCCTCAGAACTACCTACTGACCCTTCTTCTAATTCAAAAGAAGTTGTGTCTAGCGCGTTTAAGCCGTTCCTAACTGAAATAAGTATACCTCTAGTCCTTGTTACAAATGGTAAACCTTGATTGTCAATAGGGCTAAACCAGCCGGTAACCGAAGTGCCTGTGGTAATATCTTCTTTAAAGTCCCATGCAAGATCTTGGAAGCCTGTAACGCCCGTGTTACTTGATGCAACAGCTGCGTTTAAATCTACTATTAAGCCATCCGACGATGTTTCCCAATAGATATCTATTAAAGACTCCACCGGAGCTGTTTCGTAGATAGCTAGGTAAGGCTGCATGTTCCATTCGTACTCCCCGTGTACCAAAGTAGGGTTTACAGTTCTTTCTGCGTCTGCTCCGATAGCCTTTTCATTAGTAGCTATTCTTGCTATTAGGGGGTTGCTATCTATTTGATAAAACACTAAGTTTCCGTCTCGCCCTCCAAAGCTCTGCCCTGTGTCCGTGGAAAGCTCTTTGTAGGCCATGTCTAACTCAGAAGCGGTTGCTATTGTTGTAGCCGTGTGTTTAATTGCGTTTTTTCCAGTATAATCTAGCCTAGGGTAATATTGTTTGTTTCCAGGGTTTACGTCTGTAGTAAGGTTATTAAGGGTAGGAATCATTATGTTTGTAACTCTTCCATAAAGTTCTACTGAACTTCTAAATTGCTTGTCCTGTTCTCCTACTTCCTTTAGGTCTCTTGGCACCTTGTTTATATTGTCGTTAAACAAAACTGTATGAGCAGTTAAGTTTAATTCGTTTCCTGGAAACGGCCCATTATCTTCCCCTTCAGTATTTTGCCCTGGGTATCCATTTAATATGCCCGGAAGATATACATTATAGTAGTCTTGCTCAGTTTGCTTAACTACAATTTGATAACTATACCAACCTAAGTCGTTTATAAGGTACGCAAATTTTAAATCGGGTGTATTAATTGGTATATCTATTTCTCTTAAATAAACATCACTTACTCTTCCAGTTGTAGTAACGGTATATTCGTTTCCGGCGCTAGGCCCTACTACCTCAGTAACCTTAACGAAATCTTCGTAGGCCCCTCTTAAAGAATTTCCTACTTGCGGAACATTAGCATTATTAAAATAATTAGCTACGTCTAGAGTGAATGTCCACGTAGTATTCGTTATCGGCGATACGCCAGCAGCTGAAAAGCCGTCTGTAATCGCAAAGCCTTCTCCTGTATTAGGAGAGTACTGATTTTTTATAGCGTAAAGACCGGGGGTTCCGGCTATTAAATTCGTTTCTGATTCTATTGGCTGATTAACTAAAACCTGTATTGCATCACCAAACCAGTTTAAAACGTTGGTGTCGGTGCTGTTTGTATCGTAAGGTGAATATATAGTAGATCCTGCGTAAAACAATCCGTTTTCTTCTATACCTGCATCAACAGAGGATAATAGAACAGGAGATTTTCTACCAAATTTATCAGACAAAACAAAACCTACTTGGTAATTTCTATTTCTTTTAACAGAATGGTTTGGGTATTCTATCCAATTGTTAAAAGCTCCTGTAGATGATTTTTTTTCTATTCTGCAGTTGTAGTCTATAGATGCAGGGGGAGTGTGCTTATCTGCGTAATTACCATATATTATTCTATTCCCAGCTACTTCTTGAGAAAAAGCTCTGACAGGAACTTTATCATACACCCTTACTGTTTGTGCTTCAGGAAGAGTTCTGTAAGGTTTTCTAGATTGATATTCGTATGTATACGTGTTGTCAGCACCGCTTTCTCCAGATATTGTACCTGAATTGATTGTAGTCAAAACCTTAGCCGCTATTCCATCGCTTTCTCTAAATAGTATTTCTAATTCAGTAATTTTGTAATCTCTTATAAGCCTATTAGCTGATGTAGGTAACGGTATTACCAAGCCTACATCTTGAACTTGATTTTCCATAAAGTCCACAATAGTGGATCTATAAGCAGCGTCTTCATCACCGTAAACAAAAAACCCATTTTGTTTTGGTATGTATGCTATTTGAGTGAATGGAGCCATCAGTGAATACTCGTTATCATCGAACTTAAACCTATAGCTAAATCTTACAAATTTGTCTTCTAAGTAATCTGGATCGCCAGGCCAGGTGCTATCATTATTTTTGTTGCTCATGGTAGATCCAATAATGGAAACAAAATCGTTGGGAGCTGGTGCGGCCTGTAATGCAGGCGAAACAGTTATTGTAGTTTTGTTAGGGGTAGTAAGAGAATTCAATATGGTAACTACTTTTACATAATCAGAGCCCTGAGTAGAAGGCGAGGTTTCAGAGCAAACAACTGTTGCGCCTATAAGATTAACCAATTCAGCTCTTCTATGCCCATCTATTTCAAAAGAAGTTGTAGTTGCACCCGGTAAAACCTGCAAATCAGCTCTATTATACAATTGTATAGCTTGATATGGATTATATTTAGCAACAGATATTTGATGTTCCTGCGTATAATAATTAGTAGCTCCTGCTGTCGTAGAAAGTCCGGCAGAAGTAGCTAATTCTATATTTATTTTTCTAGGCTGATTTCTGTTGTCAGTCCAAAAAAGTAAATTTTCAAGCAAATTTATACCTATTATTCTATTCGTTTTTGAAAAATTTAAAAATTCCCCCTGTACTAGCCTTAGGTATTGACCATTTTTGTTATTATAGGAGTAAATATAATGTTTTGAAGATATGGGGGCATTAGTGGGATTAGCGGGGTTTGGATCAGAGTAGTCCGTTAAAAATACAAACAAGGTGTCTATAGAATTTTCTGCATAAATACCTATAATAGTCAAACCATTGCCAATATCCGTACCGGTAACTAAGTCATTACCAATAATATTCTCTAAGGCACCTACGTCATTATCTTCGGATCTGCCAACAGATATGTTCCGAGCATCTCTATATTCACCGTTAGGCAATATTCTATCATCAAGATCTTTATTCATCTTGGATTTTAGAAATGTGTTTTTGATTTCTTGTGCCATTAAATTATGATTTTATCCATTTAGATTTACCCCTCATTACCTGTACTATCTCTGATAGTTTAATGTTGGATAATCTTATTTTAGCATTTCTTAGTTTAGCAGATCTGTCTTTCTTTAAACGTTGTATAACGTACTCTGGTTGATTAATTCTTCCCGCTAATATAGAATATAGTATGTGCGCATATAATGCATCCTCGGCCATCTTAGGTATCCTAGAATCCAAGTCATACGCTAATCCGTCTGAAATATAGTCAAGTATTATTAATCGGTCTTTTAAGTTAGAAGAAAAAGCTATTGTGCCATCTCGTTCATTCATATTAAACCAACCATTTCTTTGCGAGTTCTGAGGATCGTTACCGTATCTTTGCCCGTAAAATGGATTACCTGTTAAGTAACTTCCGTAAGACCAGTAATCGTCAAATGTTATATTACCGTTTAAAAGCCTATCATTAGCTGTGGCCCATCTTTCGTTTGTAATAGAAGTACCCTCTAAAAGATCACCAGTATTATCCATAGTGTAATCCCCTGCTTCATCCTGCAACGGCACCTCGTATGGGCTGCTGGTTAAATTGTTTGCTGGATATATTGGGTGTCTTACACCTAATTGATCTATATAAGCTAAGCTAACGTAGTTTACGTAGTCTTGTGGTATTGTAACACCTAGACTAGGTGGAATAGTTATTTCTTGCGACTTAACGCTTTTTAAAGTATCGTAACTAAATTCTTGCAATCCTCTTTTAGCATGAAATATTACATCTGTTCTTTTAACATCGCCTATTAATTTATGCTCACCAACGTAAGTTGCGATAAAGCCGTTAATAACATCGTTTAAAGAAGTGTAAGCGTAGCTTCCGTAGTTTTCTTGTACTGCATCCCCGAAGGCATCCTCATTTCCAAAATTTCCTCCGTCTAAAGATTTTAATTGTACTGCAATATGTTTTCTTAATGTGTTTGTTCCAGTAAAGGTTATTGTATTTCCCGCAACAGTATATGGCCCCGCAAATTCATCATAGTTCCCGGCTAAGCCATCGGCACTAGTGTAAACAACAAAGTTGGTTAATGCAGCGTTAACCGAATCGTATATTAGATCAGTATTGAATGTAGTCGTTACGGAATCACCTATGACAGGAGGATCCGATATAAGAAATCGCTGTGCTCCAGCGTAATATTGTTCATTAGTTTCGGTTATTAAACCACCATTAGGTATCGGCATATCTTACATTATTGAGCGTTGATTTTCTTGTTGCACTTGCTGTGCCGCTATCTGTACTATTGATGGGTCTCTTATAACGACACCCGAGTAGAGTAATATCTTTAAGATAATATTTGCCTGCTCTGTTTTTGATAGCTCAAAATTAACTGAGTTAGTAGCATTGTATTGGTAGTAGTTCTGTCCGGATGGAATTGTAAAGTTCCATATAACATCTACAGGTTTTCTTAAATAGCTAACACTTATATCCGATGTAATAGTTTGTGGATACAAGTATAATTTACTGTCCTCATATAGATATATAGGATACGTTTTTGTTGGTGCTATTAAAGGATTGTTGTTTAAGTATAGAAGCTCGTTTCGCTGAGATAGCTGCGCTTCTTTTGAATCTTGATATATAACTGTACCGAGTCTGTAAAAGTCCTCTGGGGTCGCTGTAACGATTATTGCAACTTTTGCAGCTGGTATGCTATTAAAGATTATGTTAGCTCCACTGATTGTGTAAGCTGTAGTAGATACACCGTTTATTGTAACAGCTATTACGCTAGTTTGTAACTGCGAAGATGTTATCGACGTAAAAGGAAACGATATTGCAACTCCGTCACCTGTAAGTGTCTGCACCGCAGCGCCCAACCCTGAGGTTGTTGGTAAAGTAAAATACCCGCCTGTTGGTACGTAAGTTGCGTTACCGTATGTTTTAAATACAGATATGTTGTGATCAACATTTTTAATGCGATCGCCATACTCTGTATCATTATCTGGTCTACGTAATTGTTGATTAAGCATATCAAAATAGCTCTCGAAGATTTCTAATTGTACTTGCGTTGCAACTTTATTGAATTCATCCGGAGATAAGTTACCTCTCTGTTCTTTATTCAGAATAAGTAACACTGTTTTATAAACTATATCTACATTTACTGCCATTTTTTTGTTTTATTATAAATATTAACCGGCCCCAGTGATGAAGCCGGCTAAAATTAATTCACCATCTATAATATAATTACATAGTTTTTTTAAAAACTACTAATTAAACTTTTTTTCTATAGATCTAAATACTTCGCCACCTTCGTCGGTCTTAAAGTAAGCTGCCATTGCAGAGTAAGGATTCTCGTCAAAAGGCACACTCATAAGCTTTCTGCCATTAGATGCCCAAGAAAATGTTCTTTGATCTTGTGACAAAGCTAATATACCCGCTTCGGTTGCTTTGATTGCTGTGTTACGTAATCCAACGTTTTCATCTTGTGCTAATTCTAAGAACAACTCAGGGTTTGCATTCGCAAACAATCTTAGGTCTCTTTTAATTTCCTTAGATGATAACTGGTTTACCGCACTCCCCATTTCTACTCTAAGTATTGCCTCAGCGTCGTCAATATCCATTTCTCTTGCAAATACTGCTGCATCTGTTTGTAAATCAAGCATTTCTAAATCATCGTATGCTTCTTCTACTGGATCAAACTCTTCGTATATTCTACCTTTTAAAGGGTGATACAAAGATAACAGCTTTTGTAAGTTTTGTTTTTCTTTAGGTACTCTTAAGTCCCCGTTCATAAACATAATATGCCCCATTGTCGCTTCTCCCTTTTGGTCTTCTTTAAACGGCGAATCGTGGTTGGTTGCATATCTAATTTCTTTTTGCTTACCTGTTTTAGGATCAAAATAAAGTAAAGCGTGCTTTCGCGTATGCTTACCTGGTATTGTTAAAGTTAAAGGACTATGTCTACCTGTTAAGTAATATATCCTATCTTTAATTTCCCACTCTGGTTTAGCTGGTTCCAGTTCTTCTTTAACTGGTGTAACCTTTTTTTCTATTGTTTCAGTTGGTACAACTACTTGTTCTACAACCTCTACTTCTTTTGCGGCTTTTTTAGCCACTGGTTTTTTATTTGCCATAATATAATATAATTTAATAGTTTAAGAGTAATAATTACCCCCGTTGATATAACGAGGGTAACAATTACATAATTTGAATCCTTAGATTCCTCTGAATAATACAAAGTTGTTAGCAGCTTGAGTAATCAAACATCTTTCAGATAGGAAGTTTACTTCCATTGCATCAAGAGTCGAGTTACTTGCTCCACCAACAGATCCAGTTAACCAAGACTTCATTCTACGGTCATCAGTTTGAGAAGCTCTATATCGTACATGCAAAAATGGACGTCTGATATTTGTTCCTAATATTTGATCGTAAACAGTTGAAGTTCCAGCTGGTACTAATACACCTTCAATTGAGTTAACTCCATTGATTGCTCCACGAGTAGATGCATCATTTAAGTATTTCCAATCTGTTTTGTAAAAGTCGTAAGATCCTCTACGGAATCCAGTGAATCCTAAGTTTAAAGCCATTTCAGAAGAGTTCTCGAATAAACCGTAAGCGGTTCCTCCTTGTGCTCCTCCAGAAATTGCAGCTAGCATATCATCAAAGTCCAAAGAAGTTTGACGTTGTAAAAACAACATATTCTCTTCAATAGCTCCCTGAGTATCAAGGTTCTTAAGAATGTTATCAAATTCAGTTAAACCACCTGCTGCCGTAAACCCAGTCTCTACGTTTCCTCTTGATTGGATCGCAGCAAACATACCTTCTGTTCCTGGTTGTGTTAATGGATTTAAAGCAGATGCATTTAATTCTCCTTCTACCATTGCCATTTCTAAGTAATCTTCAAAACGTAAACGTGTTTCAGACTCAGCTTTTAGGTACCATAAGTATCCATCAGTTCCGTCTTCAGTTGCTACATTCACCCATCCGATCTGCGCAGTATCTGATCCAGATACAACATACTGATCTCTAATGATAATTGGTGAGTTTGAAAATTGCGTTAGTACAGGGTCTATACTGTTTCTCACAGCAGAGTTGCCTGCTCCAACAGCAGCAATAGTTGTCCCTTTAGAATAATCAGATCCGTAAACAAATACTTTTAATCCTGTCGCAGCAAAGCCTTGAGCAGTTAAAGTAGTACCCGCAAAAGGTTGAATAGTAATTGTTCCAGCTGCCCCTAGTGTAGAAGCTGTAACAATACCTTTGGCTTCTAATCCAGTAGCTGGGTCTAAAACAACAACCGTGTCATTTACAGAAATTACATTTTGTACTCCTGCAACTGCTCCTGGGTTTACCGTGATAACAGATAATGTTCCCGCGCCATTTGCTTGAGACACTCCTGTGTAAGATATGTGTAGACGATTTTGTTCAGACCAAATAACTTGATCAGACGTCATTGGCATTTCAGCGCCAACCATTTTTAAAAATCCAGATAACGTTCTGTTTCCATAACGCTCTACTTCTGCTTCGTAGATTTCTGGTAAATACTGCTGCGCAAAGTCAGCGAAATTGTTAGGAACTCCGGCTCCTCCGCCATTGTTGTTCCATTGTAGGTAATTTGTCGCAAGTAATTGCGGCGTTTGTGATGGGACTAAACTCCCAAACTGTGGTAATAAACTCATAATTATTAGTTGTTAAACTTTTTAATTTTTAATTTTGATGAGTCCGCTCCAGAAACTGATTTCACTTTGTATGCTCCAAACTTGGCTCCGTCCATAGGCGCAGCTTGTCTTGCTCCCGTCGATGGGTTTTTAGATTTAGATAGGATATCTCTAGTTGCGTCGGCTTTACCCTGCTCGTAGAAATGATTTGCCATTTTATCGGCATTTGCCCCAGCATATAATGCTTTGTGATACCCTGCGGTATCTGTAATCGTGCCGTCTTCTCCAAGAAACTTCCCTATGAAGTTACTAATATCTGACTGCTTTTCCGCTATCTGTGATGGGTTTTGTACGCCGTATCTAAACTTTTTCTCACCTAAACTAAAATCGAAACCTTCGAAATTTTCATTAAGTAATTCATTAGTCTTGGCTTTAAACTTTTCGTGGTTAGCGACGTTTCTTTCCTGGTCCTCTTTATATCGATTAAAAAAGTCCGATGCTTTAGCTTGGTCCTCAGTAAGCGTTGGCGAATTCAACTTGATTTCGTCGTAGTACTTATCCTTAGTCTCATTTAAAAACGTACGGGCTTTTGCAACCTCTTCTTTATATGCGAGTTTTTTTCTACGGATATCTCGCTCCTCGTCTAGGTCTTCGTCAAACGCAAAGTTGTCCTCGATCATAAACTCGATTTCTTCTGCACTTAAGTGGGACTTAGTGTTTTTGTAATATTCTTTTACCAATACGTCACGGTCTACATCGTCGTAATTAGTATTTAATCGCATGTAATCCTGCATGGTTCCTCCGGTTTCACGCATAAAATCGACTAGCTTTGTAACGTTTTCCGGCAACTCTACGGCTGGCGCGACAGGCACAGCTGGCGCTACCGTTGGTTCAATAGGCTTATCGTCAACTATTTCTTTTATGATCCCGTCTTCTTCTGCTTCTTTTAAAAGCAAATCCTCAGCCGGTGCATCTTCTTTAGGTATTACTACTTTTGTTACATTACTTGGAACATCTATTAACGGCTCCTTGTTTTTAGCTGCTAACTGCTGCTCCGTAAGTTTTGGTCTACTTTTAATTTTAAAAGTCCCCTCTGTTTTTTCACTCATGATATGATATTATATAATTATTAAATAGGTACTTATTGCGGGTTGAATTGAGATAGATCAAATCCGCCTAGGTTATCATTGCCGGCAGACTCAAAGTCTTTTGGCAATCCCTGTGTTTGCCTTTGCTCTATTAGCTGGCTTTGTTGTGATCCTTCTTTTTCAATTCTTTTGTCTTTACGATCTTCTATTTGTGCGTCCTTAGCTTTTATTTCTTGAGCTTTCATCTGCGCAAGCTTTAAGTTGTATTGAAACTCAGTTGCCATTAACTCTTTTTTAATCTGCGCTTCGGCCTGCATTCTTTGCATTTCAAAGTTTGATTTAGCTTGTTCAACTGCTACCTTTTCAGCAGTCATTGCTTGTTGCTTTTGCACCTCAGCCATTGCAGCCCTTTCAGATGCTTCCGCATTTGCTTGAGCCTGTGCTTGTATATTTTGCTGAACCAGCGCTTGCTCTCTTTCCTGTTTCTTCTTACGCTTTAGCTTTAGCATTTGATTAGCTAGCTTAAGGTTTTTTATTTGATTAAGATCAATCGAATCTTCAATATCAATTTCTTTTGTTTGCAAGGCTATTTGTATATTTCTTTGCAATTCCGCTTTTTCCTCATCATCCGGCTCCATTTCTAAAAATATACCAAAGTCATGCAAATTAAGATTTTCAATCTCCTTTAAAGTTTCCACATTAAAAGTAGATACGCTATTCATTAAAGAATTTTTAGTAAGAGGGAAGCTTAACACGTCAGCTATTTTAAGCGAAATATTTTCGCAGGTGCTCAATGTTAATTGTATACTTGCGTCCTGTATGTGCTTAGTAGCAACATTAGAAGCGTTGGCTGCCATTTTTTGCAAGCCGACTAAGGCGTTGGGATCTGGCATAGCCCCGTCTCTGGCTTCATTTAATCCAGTAACGTCTCTAATCATCTGCATATTATAGTTGTATGCAGTAATTAAAGATTGTATTTTAGATATACCGGAAGAGCTTGATAATTCCTGTATAGGAACCTTACCTCTGTTCATATCTCCTTCCTGCGTCATTGATCTACCAACAACTGAACCTGTTTGGAAATACATGTTTAGTGCTTCTGCTGGATTATAATTTGTACCGTTACCTAGATCAACCTCTGCTAAGCCATCAATATCTAAAAATATTCCATCAGGAACCATTCTAGATAGCACCTGCTGTATTTTTAAATGTGTTAATTGTATTACATCAGCAAACCCAATACACTTGCTTATAAGCGATTGTATCACTCCTTTGTACATTCTAGGCGCAGCTATAGAATAACTCATTTCCACCCTTGTAGTGTCAGCCATTGGGCGGGTCATGTTTTCGGCTAGCTTCCATTCTAACATCATGTCCGTGCCTACTATTTTGGCTCCTTGGTACAATACTTCAATTGATCTGGCTACTCTTTCAAAGTTGTCATTTGGAGGTGGATCAAATTCGTCTGTTTTTTCAATAGCTTTTTCAAGGCCATTGTCTGTTCTTTTTATTTTAAACACCTGATCCGTATAGGTTTTGTACTCAAAGTATAATACCTGAACAGTATTATAGTCGTAGTTTTCAAAGCCTCGTATCATTCTACGGTTGCCTGGTGATTTTTGAATTCTTTCTAATTCTTCATCAGATATGTAAGGAAATTCTTTTTTAAGTTCAGGAATGGTTATAGATTTAACCTCGCCTACATAATATATGTCATCGAAGTTTGGATCTTCTGTATAAGACCATACGCAATAAGCCGGGTCCACGTAATCAACAACTATACCTTCTGCCGGGTTGAACGATGTTTTAGTTATACCTATTCCGATATTAACTAAATCTTGATTTACCCTAGCTCTTGTCAGGTGATACTCGTTAGTCGCTAGCACAGTGTTAATAGCTTCTTCTTCCGCTATTTCTATGGCAGGCTTGTACTTAAGCTGCATGTGCAAATCCCTTTCTTCCATTGTTTCCGGAAGCTCCGCATCGGTCATTCCTGACTTACTTAGGTCCATAGGCAAAACTGAGCTAGCTGCCGCTCTAATGTCTTTCGTATTCATGTCAAACAGCAAGTTTGCCGCGTAATCCGTCCTAGCTTTTAGCGACTCCGGATCCTGAGAATAAGCTGATATGTCATATTGCTTTTGGGTAATACCATTAGCAACAATATTTGAGAACTTTGATAGTATAGGTACTGGTTTCCAATCTAAATTCAAATAAGATAAATCGCCATTGATAGCTAATTCATCTTTATATTTTTGAACGCTTTGTTCTCCCCTGGCGTATAACCTTAGGTTATGAAAGTTATTCCAGTTAGTTAGATATCTATTTGAACCCGCTCCCCCATAATTAAACCACTCTTGCTCAATAGCACGAGAAACCTGTAATCCGTATTCTAGCGTTGCTTTTTCAGCATCACTTACTACCTGATCAGGAAATGGACTATTAGTATTTGTACTTACATTCATCTATTGCATTATTTTTGAGGTGGTTCCTTTATTGTCGTATTTCTTAAACCCTAAAGAATATTTCTTTGTTGTTATAGCTCCTTTAGGACTATATCTATGTTTGTTGCATGCCATCAAAGCTAAGCCGGAGCTTATTGATGCATCATGCTTTGTTCTGTTGTTTATATCAAACTTGGCCCAGTCTTCTAATGTTCTTTGTAAATAAACATCACCGTACCCTTCTTTTGTTTGACCAACAAAGTCTTCTATATAAGTTTCAATTGCCGAAGCGTGTGCTTGTTTAATATCTTCACTTGAGTTAGGTATACCACCTACCTCTCGTTCTGACACAGATAACTTATTGTAAGATCTATCTGGTCTATTAATACTAAAACCTCTGTATCCTCGACGCTTTAAGTAATAAAGCAATCTAGGCTTGTTATTTTCACATAATATTGGCATTCCGTAAAACACCATAGCCATAAGCACATCTTCAAAAAACATTTCAGCGGTTGATGGCCTAGCTATATATTCTAAAAAGAAATGATTAGGAGGTGCGTCTTCCATTGAAAACTTAGTTAATCCATGAAGCGCTCCGTTAGAACCTCCACCACCAACAACACCACTAATATCGTAACTGTCACAACCAAAAGCTCCAATATGTTCGTTTCCAGGGTACTTGATACCATTCTTTATTATTATGTTATTCTGTTGTTCTTGATTAGGAACCCAAGTAATCCAAAATCTACCATCTTTGTTCGGGTAGAACATTACTTTTGTGTCTTTAATACCGCGTTCCCATTGAAAGTTTCCTTTCGTAACCATTGTATTGTTTTTTAACTCGTCGTTATAATCTATCTGTTGATAGATCTTAGTTAAGTTAAATAACGATTGCTTAGACTCATCTCTAAAAGCGTGTTGTTCTGTTCTTGGAAATTGGCGATAGTATTCGTTCAACGCATCCGGGTCGTCTTTTAACCCTTCAACTTCATTTTCCCAATGATCAATGACGCCCTCATCAATAATGTCACCTTGAGGACCAAGAATATCTTTCTTAGGTGCGTCAAAAACCGGCCAACCGTGTTCATCAATGAATCCTTCATAGTTCCACTCCATCGGTATAAAAAGCTTATACAACCCGCTTTTTGTTTGCCCATTCTTATTTCTTTTTGTAACGTCTGAATCGTTATATAATTTTTTAAAGTTTTTACCTCCCTTGTCTAATGCATTTGAGGTTGATCCCATCATACACTTACCGATAATGCGACTACCTAATCTTAAGCAAGTTTTTGTAACTCGCCAGTTGTTAAGTATGTTAGTAGGTCTTTCCCACTTACCGCTTTCGTCGTGTACTAATAGCTTTAGTTTTTCTCCATCGTAAGAGTTGTCCCCGGTGTTTTTCCAGTCGATCGTTGTGTCGAGACCTGTAATTTCCTGAAGTTTCTCGTTTGAATCAAGTTTCCTCCTTGTAAGCTTTGAGGCTGGTACTCTGTACGCAAGCTCTGTTTTCGGGCGGTCCATTCCGTCCTGTATTGGTTTAAAGAAGAATGGATAGTTAACCGATATCGGAACAACTTTGTCTGTAAACAGCTTCTTTGCATCGGGTCCAGACTTGGACAGTATGCCAAATCTAGCATCCGTAGATATTGTGCCTTGGTTAACGGTCTCTCCTGAGGCCATAAAAGAAAAGCCCGATCTTCTGTTCTTAAGGTAGCACATGCCATAGCTTCGTCTGTCTGCTTTGCAAGCTTCCCAAAAAATGTAGAACAATCTGTTTGATTCTCTAAAGTCGGGGTGCCCAACGTCAATCTTGGACCACTGCAGGTACATGTAATGAGTACCAGTAATATAAGCAGGCTGGTCTTTGTTAATAAACCAAAAACCTTCTTCACGCCGGTTAAACTCTGTGTCAATATATCCATACCACTTTTCTTTAAATGCAGTTGGATACTTTTCCCAATCCGCTTCGCTTTTAATTTTACTTAATTCTTTTGGGTATTCTTTTGGTGCCCACTTATTGATTCCTTTACTAAGTTTATCCTCTAGCAAAGGCAATGCGATATGCAAATCACCAATAACATATATATCTCCTATCTTACCTGTTCTACTTATTACAACAAGATCGTATTCTTTGTCGTAACCATACTCCCATTTAGCGTAGCGATTCTTTTTCTTAATTGCTTGGGGCTTAATGTAGTCTTTGGCTATCCGGTATAATGCCTGTTGATATGCCATTATTTAGACCTTGATTCTGCAAACCCTTTAAAAGCGGGTTTAGTTGAAGCACTTGACGATTCGTTTATCATACTTTCCTCCTCTTGAATTCTTGTAAGAATTTCAAAGGCATCAAATATACATAACTTTTTAGTAGCGGCAGCATTTTTAAGTCTGTCAGCTGAGATATCCTCTTCTGAGTCAACGATCTTTTCTTTTGCTACCTTTACTAATTCTTCAATCGCTATTCGCCCAGCGGCTATTATATTCTTCTTCGTTTCTATCGAGTCCATACTTTATAACAATATCATTTGATTTCATACAATACATAATTTGATTGTCTACAACAAATTCCCATTCGCTATTTGGTGTGAACCCAACTATGTCTCCTGGATTGATTCCAGACTCCTCTAAGGAGCTATTACCTATTTTAAGTATACCAATAAGATCAGCTACTTTATCTGTGCTTAAAAAGTCTTTATTCTTGACAGGTGCGACAAAGCATCTATCTCCGAATGATTTCCAAGTGTCTGTCCTTTTATACAAGTACACTTGATCAACCGCGCAAAAAAATAAGTCGTCTTTTAAGAAAGACCTACTGTTCTTTTTGATTCCTTTCATGTCGTAAAATACCCTGAACACATTATGGTGTACAATAATTAAATCACCCTTTCTTATAGGTGTTGCGAATGCAACTGGCGTTTCAACTACCTCAGCAATATTGTTAACATGCTTAAAGCTTTCTATAGAGCTATTTGTTATAAGGGTATGCTCCCCAACCTTTACCTCGTTATCATACCTTTTGCCTACCGGCTTTATGATAAAGTCATATACACTCCGCATTAATATTCTAAGTCATATTCAACGGATATTGCCATGTTTGAATTGAATTTCTTCCATGGCATTATCTCGTCTACTTTTTTTATAAATATATTATAAGAATTATCAGACTTTTCAAATAGTATGTGAGAGATTTCGTGACCGCCGTAAACTGTCTGTTTAACAGAGTAATGCATTGCTTCGTTTTTATAGTCAGCCCCGATACTAATCTTTCTTATAATACTATCCATAATATTACTCTACAACAGCTTCCGGTACAATCTCTTCGAAAGTTCCATCTACAAGGTTAATATTAATTGGCCCGTACTTAGCTTCAATATCTTTTTTAGTCTCGTCCATTTCTTTTTCAAGAAGGTTAACGTGATAGATAGCTTTTGCTTTTTGAACCTCTAGTACTCCGATGTTTGCTAAATAAGATTGCAATTCTCCTTGTACTTTTTTAACGTTTGCTAATTCTTCTGCTGTAATAGCGTTTACTTTTAATTTCATTTTTTTTACTTTACTCATTTTGATTTAATTTAATTGTTAATTTATATTATTACTTGCCTTTGACAGCATTGACCCCTTTAACAGGCACTGCTTCAAACTCGCCCCCTCCTTTAATAGGCTCCCCTTTAATAGGCTCCCCTTTAATAGGCTCCCCTTTAATAGGTCCCTCCGGATCTATTGGCTTTACAGGACCGCTTCCAACTAGCTGTGCTCTTATGG